ATTATGATAATATATCTATATAGTAAATTAAGTAAATTAAAAGAAGATTTTATTCAATCAGTAGATTATCTTGATAAATTCAGAAAAAAATTAGATGAAACAGTAAAAACTTTAATAGATTTTCAAAAATATTCAAATGAATCAGGAGAATTTATAAATGTATTAATACAAGATCATGAAGAATCGCTTAAGTATTTAGATAAATATACATATGAAATTAGTAATAGACTATTACAATTGGAACAAGAATCAAAAGATAACTAATCTTCAAATACTGTCATTCTCTACAGAACTTTTTCTATGACCCCATATTTACCCATTAATGGAAAGATTTTTACAAAATTTGTATATAACTCTGTAAACTCTCAAGGAATTTTTTGTAAGACGCAACCAATTTTTCAAATGTATATTATAAATTTGAAATTAAATTAAATTAGGAGGTAATTTATATGGATGAGCTTACTAAATTAATTGAATCAGAAAAAAGAATCACTATATTAAAAGAAACAACAACAGGTACATTTCGTATTCAGGTTGAATTTGATTTTTTAGCAATGTCATGTAAATTTATGTATGATCCTATAAAAAAGACTATTAAGTTATTAGAAGTTGATGAAACAACAGGCTCATCATTAAGATATGATTATCCATTATTTCAGCATATTTTCATTGTTACACACGATAAAACTGACGAAACATTTGAACTAGGTTTTATAGATAGAGATATTCTTAATAATAATGCATTAAAAGAAGATTTAAAAGCCGCAGATTACGCATTATTACCATATGAAGAAAGAGTTAATACAATATTAGAATGCATACCAGAATTAATATCTAATGGTTATCTTGAAAAAGAATTTTCCAAATTCCTAGTTGATAGAATGCTAGGGTAATATTAAATTAAAAATATAGAGAGTATTCTCTATATTTTTTTTTTGTGAAAACTATATAAAAACGATACATTTTTAGGTAAAAATTACACAAAACTATATAAAAACCATACAAAAAACGATAAAAATTGTTAAAAACTTAAACAATATACTATTAGACTAAAATTACATAAAAGGAGAATGATATTATAATGAATAACTTTAAAAAAGCTTTACTTAGTATATTACACCGTCTTAAAAATCCAGGTACAGTAATATCTATAGCATCAGGAATAGTAATTATATTAAATGAATTAGGATACATAGTAGATAGTGAAAGTATATCAGTAATAGTAAATACAGTTTGTAGTATATTAATAGCATTAGGAATTATGAATGATAGTACATCTGATACAATGTATATCCCAGGTATTAAAGATAAACTTATAAATGAAAAGAAAGAGCCTAAAGTACAGATTATAATATCTGAAGAAGCAAAAGCAGCATTTAGAGAAGCATCAAAACGTGCAATGGAGAAAAATGCTGAAGTATTAAAAACACTTTCTAATATAGATAAAGGAGATGACAATATAGATGCCTAAAGAAAAGAAATCTAAAACTGATATTAAAAGAGAACTAATATCAACAATGATAGTACAAGGTATGAAGAAAGCAGAAATAGCGAGGAGATTAAATCTATCTCCTCAAACTGTTGATAAGTACGTAAATCAAGATGAAGATTGTAAAAGAATGATAGAAGAAAAGTTTGCTAATATAAAAGAAGATGGTATGAAAAAAATAAAAGAAAATTATTCAAGAGCGATAGACCAAATGATACTTCTCATGGATCAAGATGATGATTTAAGTCTTAAATTTAAAGCATCACAATACATAATGGAATGCGTTAATGGTAAACCAGCTCAACAACAGAAAATAGAAGCTACTGTAGATACTAATGTTACTACTATAAACGTTAATATAACAGATGACGAATAGAAAGGGGGTTATAATATGCCTGGTAGACAAAGAAAAGATTTAACAGGTTTAGTTGTCGGTAGGCTAACTGTTATAGAGTTTGCATATAGGAAGAAGAAAAGAAACTATTGGCGATGTCAATGTACTTGTGGCAAAACATGTATTGTTAGGGTAGATATGTTATTATCTAAGAAAAGACCTACTAATTCATGTGGTTGTATAAAGAATGAGCAAATAATAGAAATCGGAAAAGAATACAGATTCAAACCTACACACGGAGACGCATTTAAAAGATTATACAGTATATATAGGGGAATATTAGATAGATGTAATAATCCAAATGCCACTGGATACCACAACTATGGGGGTAGAGGTATTAAGTGTGAATGGGATACTTATGAGGATTTTAGAGCGGACATGGAAGAATCTTATTATAAACATGTAGAAGAATATGGGGAAGAAGATACTGAAATAGACAGAATTAATAATGATGGTAATTATTGTAAAGATAATTGTCATTGGGTAACGCATATCATACAATGCAATAATACTAGATATACAATATTTGTAGTAATGGACGATGGCACTGAAATACCTATAAGCGATTTAGCTAGAGAACTAGATATACCAGTAGCTAGATTAAGAAAGATATACCATAGATCAGAATATGATGGTACTAGAAAGATTCCTTATGATAAATTAATGGGAGATGAATAATATGGCTAAAAAACCATCTCAAATTAATCTTAACATAAGTCGCAATATGTTTAATGATAATACATATAATAGACTATTTGACTACAGTTATCGTTTTGAAGTGCTCATGGGGTCAGCTGGGTCAGGGAAGAGTTATGGTATAGCTCAAAAAATGATATTAAAAGCTCTCCGTAGTAAACGTAAAATGATGATATGCAGAAAGTACGGTACTACTATTAAGAATACGGTATTTCCTTTATTTAAAACTGTATTAGGGAAATTCAAAATAATTCAATATTGTGATGTATCTGAATATAATAAGATTATTAAGCTTCCTAATGGTAGTGAATTAATATTTCAAGGATTAGATGAAGAAACTAAATTGCTATCATTGGAGGGATTTACCTGACATATTTGTCGAAGAAGTATATGAATTAGAAAAAGATATATGGGATCAGTTAGATTTACGTTTACGTTCTAATGAACCTAATTGCCAAATATACGCGGCGTTCAACCCGATTAGTGCTAATCACTGGTTACATGACTATTGTGAGATGGATAGAGCTGATAATGTTTATTATGAGAAATCTACTTACAAAGACAACAAATTCTTACCAGATGATTATGTACAATCACTAGAACGTATGTTAATAAGAAATCCTAGAAAAGCTCAGGTATATGTGCTGGGTTAAATTAGCTCAGAATAAATCTCTCTAATTGCTGGAAACTCCTACACGGACAATCAGCAGCGAAGCCTAGAAATAGGAACGTTCAACGACTATCCCTTCGGGGAGTACACTCAAGTGAGTGGAAATGGGAGACATCTTTAAATAAAAACACTTAAGAATGTATATTATAATTAAGTTAGTAACATATACATTGAAAGGAGTGGTTTTATATGGATTATATAGGTAAAACATTTGGAAAATTAACTGTAAAGGAACTAACTAGAGCCGATAGTAAGCATAAACACTACAAATGCGAATGTACTTGTGGGAATATACTAGAAGTTCGAAGAGACTATTTAACTAGAAAGAAGTTACCAGTGGATTCATGTAAAGATTGTAGAAATGTTGTTAATACGGGACAATTCAAACCAACACATGGTGATAGTAAAACTCGTTTTTATGCAATCTTTAGAGGAATGCAGGATAGATGCTCTAGAAAATCACATCCACATTACAATAGTTATGGCGGAAGGGGAATTAGAGTTATTTGGAATAGTTACGAAGAATTTAAAAAGGATATGTATGAATCTTATCTTAAACATGTAAGAAACTATGGTGAGAGTGAAACAACTATAGAGCGTATAGATGTTAATGGTAATTATTCTAAAGATAATTGCTGTTGGGCAACTCATTTTGAACAGTCTAATAATTTACGCAATAACATTAAAGTTTATTTTAATGATGGTACTGAAAAAACACTTTCACAAGTGGCTAAAGAAAAAGGGCTTAGTTACAGTGTTGTGTATAAGAAGTATAACAAAAGTAATTATGCCGGTACTGGTAGAATTCCATATAATGTTTTATTTAAAGATGAAGATATAGTCTAGTCTGTACAGAAATGTACAGCTTTCTTTTTTTTTTGGAAGAAAGGATACAGATTAACGACCTGTATTTAATATTAACGCAATGGGGTAGCGACTATGAAGGCTTGGTGTATAAGAACGTAGAACATGTTACAGAAACAGATGAAATTAAATTAACTAATATGATAAGTAATCTACTTAAGGAAAGAGAAGTTATAGTTAAAGCGGGAGCCGATAAAGGGTTTACGGATCCTACAGCTGTAGTATTATCATTATATAAACCTTCTACAAATGAAATGTGGGTAATAGATGAGTTCTATCAAAGGGGAGCATTATTAAGTGATATCGAACAAGGAATAGAACCTATGAACTTAAAGAAAACTATTATACGATGCGATGCGGCTAGTCCTGATTTTATTGCATATCTAAATAATAAGGGATATAAAGCTGAAGCTGCTAAGAAGGGAACTGGATCAGTTAATGCTGGAATAAGTTTCTTACAAGATATGAAGATATACGTAATAGATAAGTATTGTCCATATACAGCTGCAGAGTTCGATAACTATGTATACCTTAAAGATAAGAAGACTGGATTATATACTGATAAAACAGATCATAACTGGTCACATGCTATGGATGCTTTAAGATATGCTTATTCAGATCTGTATAATAAACCTAATAAAGTTACTCTTACAGGAAAAGGGTTTTATAATTTATACTAACATATAAGGAGGAAAGATATGTTAAAAGTAGTTACACAATATAGAGATGCTTTACCTTTAAGTTATATTAAAAAGCTTATAGATAAACATCAAATGGAAATACAACGTTACAATCGTTTAGAAGAAATGTATAATAATAAGAACGTTATAAAACATAGAGAAGTTCCTGAAGGAAACCATAATAATAAATTATCACATGGTTTCGCAGAATATATAGTTAATACTTCTGTAGGGTATTTCATGGGTAAAAGACCTACATATATAATACCTGAAACATATAGTGAAGAAATATTAGATGTATTAAACTATAATGATGAATTAGCAGTAAATAACTCATTAGCAGAATCATGTTCTGTTTATGGATGTGCTGCTGAATTAATTTATATAGACAACTATGGTGATATAAGATTTACTAATGTAGATATAAGAGAGATTATATATTTAGTTAATCCAGACATAGAACAAGATATCCATACTGTAATAAGACACTGGGATTATTACGATGAAGTGCAAGAAGAAACTATTACTTACGTAGAATTATGGGATCAATATAAACAAGTAACATATTCATTCGCTGGTACTAGTTATCAAGCAGATCCTGAAATAACTTTACACAACTTTAATATAGTTCCTTTCGTTCCTTATTACAATAACGATAGAGCTAGAGGGGATTTTGAGGGAGTTATAGATTTAATAAACGCTTATGATAAAGCACAATCAGATACAGCTAACGATTTCGAAGACTTTACAGATTGTTATATAGAGGTTGTAGGAGCTGAATTAGATCCTGAAGTAGCTAGAGAACTTAAACAACTTAAGGTATTCAACTTCCCAGAGCAAGGTGGAGTTAGATTCGTTACTAAAGATATAAATGATACAGCTACAGAAAACTATAAGAATAGATTAGTAAATGACATACACAAGTTCTCAGGTGTACCAGATATGACTGACGAAAGTTTTGCTGGATTAGCATCTGGAGTAGCACTTAAATATAAATTACTTGGATTAGAATATGCATGTTCTGTTAAAGAAGCTAAGTTCAAAAAAGGATTACTAAGAAGATTAGAACTTATTATAGACATTCTTAAGTTAAAAGCTAAAGAAGAAATAAACGTAGTTAAAGATATACAAATAAACTTCGTAAGAAATACTATAGATAACTCTAATGAAATAATAGATCAAGCATTAAAACTTAAGGGATTAATTAGCGATGAAGCTATATTAGAAATGCTTTCTAACATAATAGACCCTGAAGTAGAAAAAGAGAGATTAGAAGCTAATAGAGAGATGTACTTAGATCAGTTCAATGTTCATAGTGAATATGAAGAAGAACCTGAAGAAAATAAGGAAGAAGAGTTAGATGAGTAATTCAGCTGAATACTGGAAACAACGTAACGATGAATTACATAAGATATATGAGAAAGAATCGTTACTTGTAGTTAATGAACTTAAGAAAGCATATTTAAAATCCTTTAATGAAATAACTACTGAAGTCAAAGCATATAAATTCGATAATAAGTCTTATAATGAATTAGCAACTGAAAACTTATTAGCTAAAATAGAAGCTATATTAAATGCTCTATTTGAATTAGAAGAATCTACCTTAACAGAAAATCTTATGAATTTCTATGTTACAACTAAAGCTAGAGTTGTTAATTTCGTAAAAGAATCTGATATTAAAAATATAGTTACTGAAACTATATCAGAAGCTGGTAGAATGGTTACTAAAACAATAGACATGTTAATGTATAATGTTCCTAATCTAAAAGCTGTAGAGTTAGTTATTAAAGAGAAATTCTTAGGTCATAACTATAGTGAAAGAATATGGAATAATAAAGCTAAACTATCAGTTACTCTTAAAGATTCCCTAACAGAAGGATTAATTAGAGGTGAGGGGATTAAAAAGATTTCTAATAGAGTTAATAAACAAATGGGTACTAGCTTCTATAACTGTGAAAGATTAGTCAGAACAGAGATGGATAGGGTTATGTCTAAAGCTGAGTTAGATGGCTATGCAGAAATGGGTATAGAAGAATTTGAGATATTAACAGCACGTGATAATAGAGTGTGTGATAAATGCAAAGCTATGGATGGAAAGATATTCAAAATAGCTGACGCAAAACCTGGTATAAATTATACTTTGCATCCTAATGGTCGATGTGATTTACTACCGGTTAATAATATTAAAAAGCAATAAGGAATAAAAAGAATAAACAATATAATTATTATGGGGTTTACCTTGTTCCCTTAAAAAACCTGGGTTATTACTCTTACTCGGAGACTAAACGGAGGTATTCAAATAATGGAAAACTTAAATAATCAAAATAATGAAGAAGTTGTTAACGATATACAAGCTAATCCGGAAAGCGAAGTAGATACTCAAAACAACCCTTCTGAAAAAACATTTACTCAAGATCAGCTAAATAAAATATTAGCTAAAGAAATCAGTAAAGCTAAATCTAAGTGGGACAAAGAGAAAAGTGAAGCTGAAAGATTAGCTAAAATGAGTGCTGAGGAACGAGCAAAAGAAGAGCTAGCTAAAGAAAAACAAAAAATAGCTGAGGAAAGAGCAGAGCTTGATAGAATTAGGTTACTACAACAAACTCAGTTAGAATTAGCAAACAGAGAAGTCCCTAAAGAGTTTGCTGAATGGATAGTAGGTAATGATGCTGAATCTACTAACGAACGTATAAAAGCATTAAAAGAAATGTGGGATCAAGCTATAGCTAATACTCTTAATACTAAATTAGCTGGTAGAGCGCCTAGAATACAAAGTGATGATGAGAAACCAGATACTAGATTATCTAAAACTGAATTTAGAAAGATGTCATTAGCTGACCAACAAAAACTGTTCGTAGAAGATCCTGAACTTTATAAAAAATTAACTGAAAAATAGGGAGGAAACGTAAATGTCAATGAACCATCAATTATATGATAATAAAGTTATCGCAAATAGATTCGAAGATATATTAAATACTAAGTTAGAAACTAGAAACTTAATGACTATAGATAATAGTTTAGCTACTGCTGCAGGAATGAAAAAAGCTGTTCATACTTACAAATATGAAGGTACTGTAGAAGAATTAGCTATGGGACAAGGAAACTCTGAAGACGCAGCAGGGCTAGTAAGCTTAACTAAAAAGGAATACGAAGTTAAAGTTCAACAACAACCTTTCCACTACTTTGACGAACAAGCTATGATAGACCCATTAGCAGTTCAATGTGCTATAGAAAAAGCTGCTGTAGAAATGAAAAATCATTTCAATAAAAAATTCTTCAATTGTATAGAAGAAGTTGGAGAAGATGAAAAAATAGTTATAGAAGCTCAATTAGATGGAGCATTAACTTACAATGATGTAGTAGACGCTTTAGCATTATTAAATATGGAAATGGAAGAAGGTTTATTCTTATTAGTTGGTGACGATATGAAAACTGACATAAGAAAAGACGAAGACTACAAAGCTGCTAGACAAGGAGAATTATTATTCTCAGGACAAGTTGGACAAGTAGCTGGATTACCAGTAGTTCATTCTAGAATGATAGCAGCTGGACATGCTTACATAATGGACAGAAATGCTGTTACTTGCTTCATCAAAAAAGAAGTAGAAGTAGAACAAGAAAGAGACGCTAACTGCAGAAGAAATGATGTTTACTTAAGAGTTGTAAACGTTATGGCTATAACTGATGCTACTAGAATAATAAGATTAGTAAAACAAGCTTAATCTGAATTTATATTCAGAGGTGATATAAATGAGAGAGATTGTTAATTATAAATCGGAAGAAAATTTATCAATACTTAATGAAATACAATTAGCGGTTTGTAAATCTCTTGAATTAGAACCTGACGACGCGCAAGGCATAAGATATGCGAATAGAGCATTTAAAGCTGTGCAGAAAAGAGTTAATAACCCTTACTTTAATGTATTAGAAGAATATAAAGACGAAATCATAGACATCGCTCTTTTCAATCACAAAAAAGACAAAGATAGCGCTGGTAAAAACGTAGTTAAGAAATCTCAAGGCCCTCTAAGTATCGAATATGGAAACTCAATCAGCAACGTAACTGAAATTCCAGATTACTTAATAGATTCTATAAGACATTTTGTTGGAGGATTCTTTTAATGGATAATTTCGATTTTACATTTAATACTACTATACTTGTCTATAAATCTACTGGTAAAGGTACTACTAATGAGTACGGAATGTTTAAACCGGAACCAGATAAGTTAGTAGCTTCTATACCAGCTTTTGTATACCCAATATCTCAAAGTAAAGTACAACAAGAGTACGGTATCTCAACTGAAATTAGTTACGAAATAATTGCTTCTCCTTCCCCTATACTATTAAAAGGAACTAAGATTAAGTTTAACGGAAATATGTATGAGATAGAAGCTATACAAGACTGGAATTTATCCATCTTACCTTGTTTACAATTTATAGTTAAGAGGATAGATTAATGAAAATAAATATTGAAGTCAACAACAAAATGTTAAATTCTATTATGGAAGATGCTGTAGAACAGTTAGAAAGGATATGTGAAGAAGAATTTAAAAGCGCTTGTATTGATACTGTAAGAGATGCCAAAGCCTATTGCCCCGTAGATACTGGTAGACTTAGAAAGAGTATAAATGCGCAAATGGAATATTCTGATGGTGTTTGGAGTGCGCTCATAGGTAGTGATGTAGAATACGCCTATTGGGTTGAAAACGGTCACGGGACAATTGGAAAGAATCAGAATGGACAATCAGCTTTTAATAGCTTCATTCCAGGTAATCCTTTTTTAAGAACAGCTATAATGCGTAACTGGGAGTTTATGAAAGATAACTTAGAAGAGAAAATTTCCAAAGCGTTAGGGGGTTCTAACTCATGATAGATATTAAACCAGCAGTATACAAAGTAATTAATGAAACTATAAAAGAACTACACCTATGTAGTAAGATAAAAGCATATTGGATAGCTCCTAAAGTTGGTAATACTCTTCCTTGCATTATAATTAACGAGGTTGGGAATGACGACTATGCGAGACTACCTGAAATAGAATACGCAAATATTACGATACAATTTACTAATTATGCGGATGATGAAAATCCGGAAGACCTATTTGAGATGGCTAATATATTAGATATAGCTATGTGTAATAAATTAGGTTTCAAAAAGAATTACTCTGGTGAAATGATGTATAGAGACGGAGTATATTCTCAAATATTAAACTTTACAGCTGTTGTAAACCATAATAAAATCATATTTAAACAATAAAAATTAGGGAGGAATCAATCATGGCAGTATGTTCAGTAGGTATTAAATTATTAGTTGGAGACAAAGAAGTAAGAGGGGTAACAGATATACCAGCTCTTGGTGCAACTCCAGAAAAAATAGACGTTACAACTTTAGCAGACAAATCTAGAAAATATATAGATGGTATAAAAGACTATGGAGACTTAGAATTCGCTGTATTATACGATCCATCAATAGATGGTGAAGAAGCTACTGATTCTATAAACTATAAAGAATTAAGAGCTATGGAAGTAGCAGGAGAAGAGCAAACTATAAAAGTTGTATTACCTAAAATGGGAGAAAACGCTGAAGAATCTTTCGAATTCAAAGGAAGAATAGCAGTTGCTATGGGAGAAGCTGCAGTTAATGCTGCTTTAACTTTCACTATGTCAGTTGCTTTATCTACAGAAATAACTTTCTCTGGTGACGCTCCAGCAGGAAATTAATTAAATCACTAAGGGTAGAATTCTTTTCTACCCTTAAATAATAAACTAATTATTAAATAATCTAAAATAATCATAGAAAGAGGTATAAACCATATGGCAAACTATAAATCATTATTTGTACAAAATAGAGAATTAAAATTAAGAATAGACACTAAAAACTCAATAGCATTAGAAAAGAGATTAGGAACTAACCCATTAAACGTGTTAATAGAAGCGCAAGATGGAAAAATACCATCATTTGAAGCTTTATTATTAATATTCCACGCTGCTTTACAAAAATATCAACATGGAATAACTATTGAAAAAGTATATGACATATATGATGCTTTTGTAGAGGAAGGACATGATATGACTGACTTTATGGAATTAATGATCCAAGTTCTAGGAGTTAGTGGATACATGAAAATGGAAAATGTACAAGTTAAAGAAGAAAGACCAGCAGAAGAAGTATTACATGAAATAAGAATGGCAGAACCTGAAGAACCTGAGAAAAAAGACTTATGGTAAGATAAATGCGCTATACAGAATTAGTCATTAATGATAGTACTACATTAAAGCTTAGACTAACTATGGAAGCAATGGTATTAATTGAAAGACGTTTCGGTGAATCACCATTAGTTATAATTAGTCGAATAGGGTCTGAAGGTTGGAACAGAAGTGATGCTGTTTCAATCTTATATTATGCTTTAATTGGAGATTATTCTATTAATGATGTATATGATATACTAGACCTTTATCTAGAAGAAAATACCGATGAAGATCTAGCTATGACTATAGTGCAATTAATTAAAGATTCAGGTTTCTTTGGTGATTACAAACATAATGAAAAAGAAAACAACACTGAATCTTCTGATGAAGTAGTAAGTGATAACATAGATAAACAAGAAACATTCGAAGAATCATTAGTAGATTTCTTAAAAGGTTGTATGATTAAGGGAATAAGTGAAGATGTGTTTTGGACTAGTACCTATGGAGAACTTAATCGAATTGTAGACTCTATTATAGATTCTGAGAAAAATAAATCTAAAGAGAAAGCTTCCTTTGATTACAGGTTAGCTAACCTAATAGGTATATCTTTAGCAAGAATCATGTCTAATGAAGTAGAATTTCCTGGAATAGAAGAAATCTATCCAGAGTTATTTGAAGCAGAGATTGCAGCAGAAGCTAGACGTAAAGCTCAAGAAGCTAAGAAAGCAGCAGCAATGAGAGCAAGATTCTTAGAATATGCTAGCTGGCACAATAATAAAATGAAGATACAAGAGATAAAAGAAGAGAATAAAAAAGAAGACTAATACCATATTAGGTATTAGTCTTTTACTCTTTGAACATAAACAATATGCTATAATATTATGAAAGGAGATGTATAACATGGATAATAACGGTCTTAATTATAAGATTAATGTTGATGCCAAGGATGCTCTTAAGAACATTAACAAGTTTCAAACTGCTATGAAAAATGCATTTGGTGATAAAAACACTGGTGCTGGAATAAAGACTATGAGTAAAGAAATGAGTTCTAGTATAAAAAGCATGAGTAAAGACGTTACTGAAATGAGTAAGAAAATGTCTAAATCAGTTGAAAAATCAACTGCAGGTATGTCTAGCTCATTAAAGAAAGAATTTAAGAAAATGAATAAGCTAACTGGTACAGCAAGAAATACTGGTAAATTATTAGGTAAAGCTCTATTAAAAGGTATGCAAAGTGCTTTAACTGGTTTAGCTTCTTTAGGTAAAGTCTTATTCAAAGCATTATCTGGAATGGCTGGAATGTTCTTAACACTTGGAAAAACATTTGGTACTGCCTTAACTAGTGGTATTAGATTATGCTCCAATATTATGAGAACTACTGGTAAATTCTTAGTATCTACATTAAGCTTTGGAATTAAATCTGGATTAGGACTAATAAAAGGTGCGGGAAAACTTCTTGTTAATACACTAAGTTTTTCTCTTAATGGCGCTTTCAAAGTGGCTGCTAATGTAGCCGGTAAAATAACAGGTGTTATATCAAAAGCAATAAATCAAAAAGGTAGAATAGATTTAGGGGTAGACATGGGTAATTATAAGACTAAGGCTTATGATACTATGTCTGGAGACAGAATAGCTAGATCATTCAATACTCTATTCTCTGCAATGAAAGCTACAATGCCTAAGCAAATAGGTTCTGTATTTGAAAGCATAACAACTGGAATAGCTGGATCACTTGGGAAATTAGGGAACACTGTTTTATTAGCTTCACAAGCATTCGTTGCTATTAAAACACATGGACCAAAAGTACTATCAACATTAGGTAAGATAGGTAATACTATAAAACCTTACATAAGGGCAACATTTAATTTAATATCTGCATTTATAAAACTTCATTTAGGTACTACATTTGCTCCTCTTAAAGCAGGGTTTGATTATCTAGCAGCACAAGCTAAAGCTGCAGGTAAGGCATTAGTAGAAACAGCTGTAAACTTCGTAGACTCTCTAGGAAGCAGTATGGCAGGTCTAGTGGGAATATGGAAAGGTTTAGAAAGTTCTGTTAACATAGTTAAAAACGCATTTAAGAGTGCTAAAGAGAAAATAACTTCATTTACAGATAGCATTGTTAATATAGGTAAAACTATTAAAGATGCTATAGTAAATGGATTAAGAACTGCATTTGGTAACTTCAAGAATGAAATGCCTGAAACATTTGAAATGCTTAAAAAATCAGGTAAGAGTTTAGTAACTATATTAGAAAGTATTATTAATAACTTAGGTAAAATATTTAACAGTGACACACTTAAAAAGGCTAAAGATGCTGCAGATCCTTGGATATCTGGATTAAGAAAAATTGTAGAATCTATATCAGCTGTTTTAAATCCATTAATAGAACCTCTTACTAAACTTGGTACAACTTTATTAGGATTCTCTGGAGACTTTGTACAAAGTGCTATAGACAATATACTTAAATTTGCCAAACAACTTGGTTTAGGAGTAGACAGTATAGGGGATTTCTGTACTAAGATATCAGGTAAAGTTAAAGACTTTACAACTAAAGTAGGAGAACTTATAGACAAATTTACTGACTGGTTAAAAGAACTTCCTGAATCAGTTCAAAAAGTAATAGGTGCGGCAGCTACAGCAGCTGGCCTATATGGTACTAAGAAAGTTTTAGATAAAACTGGAATTCCTGAAAAATTATTTGGCAAACTAGAAGGATTATTTACTGGCGGAGATAATAGTTTTGAAGGAGCAGTTAGACGTTTTAGTAGAGCTGTTGACAAGTTTGCCGGCGGTAGTATTACAGGAAAAATACGAAAAGGCAAAGATTTATATGATGCTGGAAAAGGTGTAATTAAAGTTGGAGACATGCTTCTTAATAAAAAGGCTGTCGATCAACTATATAATGCTTCTAAAAACCTCGTAAGTAAAGAAGATATCGCGAATCTTCCTAAGCATACAGCTAATATACAAGACTTTGTTGAAGCTTGTGAAACTGCTAAAAAAGCAGGTAAAACAGTTAATGACGCAGTAGCTGCAATGGGTACAGCTAAAACAGTTGCTAATACTGCTAAAGCTGCTAAAGGTGTAAGTAATGCTGCCAAAGGAGCAAGTGCGGCTGCCAAAGGAGCAAGTGCTGCAGGAGGTCTAGCTAAAGCTGGGAAAGTTGCAGGAACTATTGGTAAAGGTGCGTTAACTGCTGGAAAAGTTGGATTAGCATTTGCTCAAGCACATCCAGTAGTGGCAACAATTAGTGTTCTTGGAACAATAGCTGCTGGACAAGCTGTTAAAGAAAAAATTGATGAAAAGAATCCTAAAAAACGTAGAGAAAGAGAAAGAATAGATCAAGAAATACAACCTTTAATTGAAGAGATAGAACGTGTTAAAGCAGCTAGCAATGTTGCTAGATCAAAAGCTAGAGCTGCTATGAGCGCTCCAGGTTCAAGTGTTCCATTCTCAAAGAATTATAATAACCGTAAAACTGCTGAAAAAGAAAGCGAAGCACTTAATAAATATCTGAATGTATTAAACTACCAACGAAAATTAGAATATAATAATCGTTCTAATATGAAAAAGCTTTCTGGTTATTCAAATAATTATCTTGAAGAATCAATAACATCAGGCAAGGGTACGCTTGCTGCAATGAAAGTAGACTTTGGAAAACTAGGTATTACTTTAGGAGAAGAGTACCAAGAGATACTTGATAAAACTACAGACTCTATAAGAAATAAAAAGAAACCATTTAAAGAATTTGCAGAAACTGTAGAAAATAAAATAGATAATAGCCTTAAAAAAGCAGCTGAATCAGCTAAAGCATTTGAGCAAAAAGTAAATGAAAAGAGTGCAGCTAGAGAAAAAGCGGCTAAAGAAAAACGTGAAGCTAAATCTAACGCTCCAGCTAAAGATTCATTAAAGAATATATCAGAAGCTGGTAAGAAAGCAGCTGAAAATTTAGAAAAAGCATTTAAAGGTACAATCGCAAATGCTAAAAAGATGCAAACTAAGAAAGCTAAACCAGAATCTACTGTCAATGAGGAAGAACCAAAACCACAAAAAAGAATTCCTAGAAGACCTATTGAGTCTTATAGAGAAGATAGTAAACCAAAGAGTAATGAAAAGCAATGGGATGATATTATTAGAGGTTATAAGAACCGTGCTAATAAAATAAAATCTAACCTTAACAGTATAAGTACAGATGTCCCTAGAGAAGAAGTAGAGAAACTTAATGCTGAATTCGAAAAAGCTCAAAGAGAATTTAACGAAATATTCAAGATAAAAGGCACAGGAAATGGACTAAAAGGCATCGGTAACATGATGGAAAAAATAGGTAAGTATTCTAACATGTTAGCTGCTATTAAAAATCCATTATTAACTGTTAGAACTAAAAATGCTGAAAATGCATTAAAGAGTGTAACAGAAAGTACTAAGAAAACTAAAGCTGCATATGATAGCTTTAACAAAGCTGCTGCAAATGTAAAAGCTGTTAAACTAGATCAAAATGCAACTAGTGCTGATAAGTTTAGAGCTAGTATAGAAAAAGCTAAAGCTTCATTTACATTACTTAAAAATGCATTAGGTACTGCTATTAAAATGAAAGGCTTTGAAAATGCTACTGCAAGTTTAGCAAGAACTGAAAAAGACATAGAGAAATTCAAAGCTAAGTTTAAAGCTATATTCAATACAATGTTTGATGGTGCTAAATCTGCTGCTAAATCTGGATGGTCTAAGTTAGCATCTATATTCCAAAAAGGTACTACTGAATGTATTAAACCAGTAGATAAACTTAAAGGTGTTATAAGTAAATTAGCTGGAGCATTTGGAGTTTATCAATTAGGCGGAATATTTAGAGAAGCTACTCAATCAGCTATTAAATATGATGCTGCAGTGGGTACGATTGAAAGAACATTAGGAGGAGCTTCTAAACAGCTAATAGACTTTGCTAATGGTAATGCCGCTGCATTCGGATTAAGTAAAGAACAAGTTGCATCATTTGGTAATATATACTCATTAATAGTATCTAACTTTGAATCTGATGCTAATAAAGTAGCAGGCACAACTCAAAAACTACTTGAAGCCGCTGGTACAATAGCAAGTGCTACTGGATATGCAGTTGAAGATGTTCTAGAAAACTTACGTTCAGGTATTAACGGATCATCAGAAGCCGTTGACCAACTTGGATTAAACCTTAAAACAGCTAATCTAGCAGCTGCAGCTGGAGTAGAAAGCTGGGATAAATTATCAACAGAACAACAACAAGCAATAATAGTACAAGAAATATTAAATCAAACAGCTGCTAAATATGGTACAATAGCTGACAGTGCTGCATCAAGACAAGCTGCATTTACAGCACAATTAGCTAATACTAAATTAGCACTAGGAAACTTGGGTTAAGTTGTAGCCCGGCATATGAGGAAACTCTATGTAAAAAATATCGGACAAAATCGGTAGAAATCTAGGTTAATAATTTTTAAAAATAAAATGGACGTCTAAACAACCTTTTAAATTTAAATCTAAATTTAGTGAGGTGCTTTTAATGGAAATATGGAAGGACGTTATAGGATATGAAGGATTATATCAAGTAAGTAATTTAGGTAATATTAGAACATTAGAAAGACAATATTATAGTGGAAGAAATCACTCAATATGTAAAACTCAAAAATCAACTTTATTAAAGCAGCAAAAAGATAAAGACGGTTATCTTACTGTAGGTTTATCAAAAGATGGAGTACAAAAATATACAAGAGTTCATAGAGTTGTTGCAGAAGCATTCATCTTCAATGATGATCCTGAGAATAAAACACAAGTTAATCATAAAGATGAAATTAAGTCAAATAACAAAGTAGATAATCTTGAATGGTGTACAGCTAAGTATAATATGAATTATGGTACAAGACTTACCAGAATATCAGAAAAAACAAAAGGAATTGCTAATAAAGGTTGTCTTAAAAGTAAAGAAATCATAAGTAAAGAGATTATATGTGTAACAACTAACAAAATCTTCAAATCTATAAAAGATGCTGCAGATTTCTATAAAGTTGATAATAGTTCAATAACTGCTGTATGCAAAGGAAAAAGAAACTATTGCGGAACTTCTGATGATGGTAAACACCTAGTATTCAGATATTTGGAAAATGGTAATGTGATAGAACCTGAAATGAAATGTAAATCAGCAGATACACCTAATAGAACTAAAAAAGTTGTATGTACGACAACTAATAAAGTTTTTAATTCTATAAAAGAGGCTGCGGATTTCTATAAAATTTCTGCTACGCATATTCCTGCTGTTTGCAACGGTAAACGAAACTTTTGCGGAAAATTAAGTGATGGAACTAAATTACAATGGAAATATCTAGACGATACCGAGGTAACTGAATAGATTACGAAAGGCTATTCAGCACCGTAGAGCGTAGGGAGTGAATAAATATAATCTCCCCAAGAGTGCCCGACACCCTAACGAATAAGACGAGGGTGATGATGTACGCCGAACTATATGGTGACATATAGAAGGTAGGATAAAAAGCCTATCGATAACACAATTGGCAACAATATGGACAGCTATAATGCCATCATTAACTAAGTTATTATCATTCTTAGAAGTAGTATTTAACTATATAGCTAAAGTTACTTCAGGTTTATTACAAATGTTTGGTGTTAAAATGGATTTCAAAGGTGGAGGAGCTATAGCACCTACTGAAACTCAACAAAACCCAGCAGCTGCTAAACCTAACATAGCTGATAGATCAATAACTCCTAAAGTTGATACAACAGAAACTGATAAAGCTAAAGATAAAAATGATAAGTTATCAGATTCTTATAATAAAGTAGGAGATTCTGCTAAGGATTCTGCTGATAAAGTTAAAGAATCATCTGATACAATGCAAGGTGCTCTAGCAGGTATAGATGAACTTAACATACTATCTTTCGGAAGCCCTGGAAGTGACGATAGTGCTGCAGATGCTATGGCTGACGCTCTTGAGGATGCAGAAGAAGCAGTTCCAGATTACAGTGATATAGGAACTGGTATATCTGATGCTATATTAGATGGCTTAGAAACTGGATTTACAGGTTTACCTGGATTATTAACTAGTCCAGTTGACGATGTATGCGATGGTATAGTTAATAAACTAAAAGGTTTATTCGAACCAGTATATAAAGCTTGGGAAGTAATGTCACCAAGACTTACTAAAGCATTAGCTGATTTTAAAGAGCAAGCTAAGATAACTTTCCAAGAACTAGGTAATTACTTAGGAAGTTGCTGGGAGAGTGGGGGGGCTACTTTCCTTCAACATTTAGCTGAATTAGCTCTTGCACTATCTACTGTATCATTTGAAGTTGGTACAAGATTACTTAAATCATTCGAAGACTTATTTAAATACTTAGATCCAAAAGCTAATAATATAACTAAATCTATGATAGACTCATTAAACGAAGCAGCTGTAGTAACTAGAGACTTTATACTAGGAATTACAGAACACTTCAAGAATTTCATGGATATAGCTGGAGATGACATATTAAAGAACTTTGCTGATACATTCCATAAATCTGTAACAGCATGTGCTGAAGTATGGACAACATTTGTAAAAACATTAGATGGATTACTAGATCATTTAGATCCTATATCTAACGAATTTACAAGAGTTATGTTAGGTAACGTTAATAATGCTATAGTATCTGTTGGAGATACATTATTAGGATTCTCTACATTACTTGAAAATATCAGAAATAACGGTAGATACTTGTTTGCCGTTATAAAATCCCGCAAAATCGGTGGAAATCTTAAATTAATCTATATACGTATATTATAAAAGAAAGGAGATGATAATATGAAAGAAATCTGGAAAGACATTAAAGGATATGAAGGACTATATCAGGTAAGCAATATGGGTAATGTTAAAAGTTTAGATAGAATTGTGAACCATAATACAAGTAAAACTGGAAAATTATTAGTTAAAGGAACTTTACTCAAATTCAAAAAAGACAAAGACGGATATTTAAATGTCTGTTTGTACAATAATGGTAATAGAAGCTATCGAAGAGTGCATAGACTAGTTGCTGAAGCCTTTGTGCCAAATCCTAAAAATTTTCCATTAGTAAATCATAAAGATGAAGTTAAAGATAATAATTGTGTAGATAATCTGGAATGGTGTACTTATCAGTATAACAATACTTATGGAACTAGAATTGAAAAATCAATAAAGGGTAATATAGGAAAACATGGAAAAAAGGTTAGATGTATAACTACTGGAAAAGAATTTAATTCACTTAAAGAAGCAGGTGAATATTATAAGTGTCATATAGCTAGTAATATAAGATATTGTATTAAGACTAATAGTTACTGCGGTAAGCTTCCAGATGGAACTCCTTTATATTGGGAATATATAGATTAATAAAGACAATACCGAGGTAATCAATCAGATTGCGAAAGGCTGATTGACACCGTAACGCATAGAGGGTGAATAAATATAATCCCTCCACGAGTGTGGGACATTCATCACTCGTTTTTTTTTTGATGAATGAAAATGTATGCTGAACTATATGGCGACATATAGAACTATAGGATAAAAAGCCTATAGGGTAACAATATTGGGACAAGAATTTACTAACGCTATTGGAGATATGATAGTTGCTATATTAGACTTAGGTGCTAGAATAGTTGATATAACTTCAGGAGCAATACAAGATTTATTTGTACACATCAATCCAGAAACTAATCCGGCTGCTAAAGGTTGTATAGAAGCGTTTACTACATTAGCAGAATCTATTAGTGAAGCATTCAGAACTATTGGAGATTCTATAGGTCTTGCAATGGATAATGGTTTATCAGACTTTATCAACAATATGGCTGACTGTGTATTAATATTAGCTGATTTTGCTGCTACATTAGGATCTGACATGATATCTGCTGTAACTGGATTCTTAAATTCATGGGCAGGACAAGCTACTATTGAATTAGCAGCTAAAACTTTAGATTTATTATCATATGTATTAAAAGGTCTATTAGAAATACTTTCTGGACCATTAGCTCCAGCAGTTGAAGCTATCGTAGCTGGATTCTTAGCATTCCAAGGTATAACTAAAGTAGTTAGTATAGTTACAACATTTGCAGGTGTAATATCTAATGTTGTAGGATTCGTATCTCAATTTGCAGGAGTAATATCTACTTGTGTAGGTGCTGTTCAAACATTCTTTGGAGTGATATCTTCAGGTGGAAGTATAATGAGTGGCTTATCAACAGCGATAGGATTATTCTCTAATCCAGTAACTGCTACTATTGCGGCAATTGTTGCTTTAGGAGTTGCATTTGTTGCATTATACAAAAACTGTGAAGGATTTAGAAACCTTGTTGATTCTATATTAGCTCCTCTAGGAGACTTCTGTAACGCTGTTAAAGAAACATTTGTAACTTTAATTGACAATGTTACTGCTATATTCAAAGATGTAATAGACATCATAGCTGGTATCTTCACAGGTGATGGAGAGAGAGTTGGAGAGGCTGTTAGATCTTTAATAGGTAATATAACAGAGTTATTCTGGGATTTAACAACTGGAATGTTAGATATCGGATGGAATTTAATAACTGGTTTAGTAGAAGGTATATGGAACGGTATAAACGCTATTCCAGAGTTACTAGCTGGAGCGGGAGAATTCATTATAGACTTCTTCAAAGGCTTATTTGGAATACATTCCCCTTCAACAGTATTTGCTGAGATAGGTGGATTCTTAATAGAAGGTTTAGCACAAGGTATTAGCGATTTCACTATAGTTACAGACGCTTTATCAAGCTTAGGAGAAAAAGCTAAAGAACTTATGACTGATGCTAGAGATTCTATATTAGACGTATTTGAGGGAATAGGTGAGAAAATATCTGGTAAGTTTGATGATACAGTAGTTAGTGGTGTATCAAAAATAGCTGGACAAGTTGCAGATGCATTTGACTTTGAATGGAAATTACCTGATATTAAAACACCTTCTTTTTCTTGGGAAACTAAAGAATCTTCATTAGGATTTAAATATCCTAAGTTTAATGTTAAATGGATGGCTAATGGAGGTATTGTAAACTCTCCAACAACTTTAGGAGCTTCTCCAATAGCAGGTGTAGGGGAAAAAGGGGCAGAAGTAGTAGTTCCTCTAGAAAATAGTACATTTGCTAAAACATTTGCTGAAACTCTAGGAAGTATACTAGTTAGCACAATTAACGAACATGCTATAGATAAGAAATCTAGTTCTACAAGTTCTCAATCATCTGCTAAACAAGATGTAGTATTAAAACTAAACGAAAGAGAATTAGCTAGAGCTTCTATAGATGCTATAAACAAATACCAAAGACAAGTTGGTAGAACTCTATTAAGAGTATAATAATAAAGGTATAGTTCTTAACGGGACTATACCTTATTTATGTCATTATCTCATATTAGCAAAACAAAATCATTATTAAGTGGAAAGGAAGTGTATTTAATGTCTATACATGGAAGTCAATCATTTAGACCAGATTTATTTTTAATAAATAGTAAAGAAGTAGTACTACCTGCTGAAATAACATATACAAGAACAGATATAGATTCAGAAAACTCTTTTAGATCAATAACATGTGAATTACAGAGAGATAGAATTGGTGTAAAAAGAAAATTAGAATGTCAATGGTCAGGTTTGTCAGGAGATGAATTATCATCAATACTACAAGCTATGGATAATGTATTCTTTGTAGTTCAGTTTGTAGATCCTTATTTAAATGATACAGATTTTATGGTATGTTATGTAGGGGACAGATCTCCAGTTATGGCTTTATATGATGAAAACAATCAAGCAATATATGAAAGTTTCTCGTGTAGTCTTATAGAAAAGTAGAGGTGATATAATGTATAAATTTAACAATAGCTCTGATGATAGAGCTTATGATAAATATATAGTCCATTTAACACGAGATGAAATTTTGAATGGTGCTAACCTTTATGAATCAATAAGTCGAAGAATATTTAGTTTACAAATGTATCTAGGTGGAAGAGCCTTAGACCCTAATATGATGGGTAAACTAGAATTCGAAATGGATATGGGTATAGATGACTGGATAATAGGGTTAACTCCATATAAGAAACTATCATTTATGATAGCTAACGATTCATCAACGATAGAATCAGGTTTAACTACCGGAGAGGAAGTTAAACCAATAATAGGGCTTCAAGTTTTAGATGGAGAAAATAAAGAAAAAACACTTAATGTACCTTATGGTACTTATTTAGTAGACAGTATAGCTAAGAATATGTCGGTAAAGACTTATCATTGTTATGATAGATTATACTATATGAAAGATGAAGATTGTAACTTTGAAGGCGAGGTATATAGTGAGTCTACTACGGTAGGTTACATTCTTAATAAACTTACTAGTAAATATCCCGATATAAAAACACTATCCGATGATTATAAAGGGGATTTTGCCCCATATTGGAACGATGTTTTACAAAAACCTATTAAGTATGAAAATTATGTAGCACCTCCTGAAAAAGATCCGGAAAATGAATTAATGCCAGATCCAATAACTCCTATAGAAGACCATTTTCCTACTAGTAGTGGTAGTTCTCCAGCTATTAATCCAGGAGCATGTTGTGACTGTGACCATTCAGGAGGAGGTACTAAACCTGAGGGACCAAAACCTCCTGAGGGATCTACTGACGAAATGATAATAGTAACTGATAGAACTCCATTGTTTATGGATAGAGAGTGGGATGAGTTTGGTGATACTGATGTATCGTCTTCTGATAGGGAAATGGCGTTATGGGTGTCGGTTCAACCAGAAGATACAACTTCAAGCAATTCTGGGACTGAAGGACATAGATTTAACAGCGATATTAAAGTTGTAGCCGAAGTAATATCTGGTAAGGATGTTGCATCAATAGAACCATTTTCGTATGACAGAGGCTATCGTATTTTTCCTAAAAAACCGGGTAATTTTACTGTACAAGCTACAGCTACATTACTAGATGGTGCAACTAGAACTGATGTAAAAACAATAAACATTCCAGATATAACAAAAGAAGGATTAATGCAAAAATATTGGGGCAGCAACTGTCTTGTTAATGGTAAAAGTTCATCAGATCCAAAAATATACGCTAGTGATTTATCCGGTTGGGATATAACAGATACTAGTGGTGGGGGGAAATTTAAAAAAGGAAAATGTATATGTACACAAACATATGAATTAGTTTCAGATTCAGATGGGAGACCTCATGCATATGCTGTTATTAATGGTAAAAGAGTTAAGTCATTAGATATTGCGCATTCCGACTATGATTATGGTTTTGATAGTCCGACTTATTCAAGAAATTATCTTTATTTTTTCCTACCATGTTGTCATTCATTTGATGCCAATTATGCGGTTATAAAGATTGAAAATGAAAGAATATGGGACGGTGTTGATAGTATTACCCCTAGTTTACATGGAATTCCTGGTTCTGATGATAGCAGCATTATTGTCGGTGGTAACGGAAGAAGTAATGATATACCAGAAATAAAATTAAAAGAACCATACAATTATGATGAAGGAATGATATATCATCATCAAATTTGTATACCAAATTATTTTATAACAGACAAAAATTACAATAGAACTTTTGATTATGCAAATATTCCTGATATTGACACGCAAGGAGCTCGTTCCGATGCGAATTTTATGTTGTACTTTAACAGAGAAAATTCAAATACAATATTAGAAGAAATAACTGATGGAAATGTAATTTTAACAATTAAAATAGAATTCTATGGAACTGATAGTTTGACTGAAATGGAATATAAATATCTTACAGCGCCTCCTGTTGTAAGTACGGGTAGTATTTATAATTCATGTTCACGCCCACACATGCAAGGAATGAATAATAATGATTCTGGGGCATCTTATAATATAAAACATGCAGGTTCTTGTTGCACAAATAAAAAATCATGGGCTCCATATTATGAAGTTATAAGACATGCTCAAGGATTTCATACGCTAATAGACCCAACAACTGAGAATGAGTTTTTGTATGAAGATCTTATGTGGAATTTTGAGAATGATAGGTATTCAAATGTAGTAACAACGAGTAATGACGTTACGGAAATTGCGTCTTATTCACTAATGTCTAGATCTGCTGAACTTTCTTCGCCATCATATGATGCTCAAAATAATCTTATAGCAACTTACAATACTACAGAAGAAACTGATCCTAACGATCCTTATGAAACTCCTAACGAAAACAATCAAGTTAGAAGTAAGAAGAAAGAAGAAATAGGATTTGAAATGAAAGAATCTCAATTATTGGGGTACATTGCAGCGTACTGTGGAGGTAATGCTATATTAGATCATGAAAATGAATTAAGATTAGTGAAATTATCTAAAGGTGTGGACTCTGAAGGTAAACAGTTATATGATAAACATATAAGATTATCTGAAGTAGGTTTCCCTGATATTCATAACTGCGAAGCGTCGTCTCAATTAGGTGGTATGACTATACGTATATCTAAATATGAGGGTGACGATATAGTATTAGGTGATATGCAACCTACAGAAACAAAATATGTTATGGATTTAGACAATCCGTTTATGACAAAAGAAAGAGCTACTGCAATATTCAATGAAATGAAAGATGTCATATATAAACCTATGAGAGTTGTAGTATTAAGTGATCCTAGACTATGGTTAGGTGACATGGTACATTTTGATGGATATAGTCAGCGTAATGAAACAACTGATATAGACATAGAGATAATAAGAGAAGGATTATATCCTATAATGAAATTAATAAGCCATTATGATGGAGCTCCTAGTTTAGATATAGAATCTACTAGTAGTAAACACAGCGATAGAACTAATAGTTACTCAGGTACATTATCTGATAAGGTAGATGAAGTTTCAAATAAAGTTGATACAGTTGAAAAAGACGTTGATAAATTCAGTGGTCAGATAGATGAATTAAGAACTTTAGTAGCATATATAAATGAATTATTTGCTATAGAAGTTAACGCTGATAATATAGTATCTGCTACAGTTAATACTAGAAATATTAGAATTGCGCCGACAAGTGGAGACAATAGCGGAGTTTACATTGACGGAGATAGTATCGATTTCATTGGTGGAGACGGAACTCAAAAATTACACATCGGCTCTGAAGGAAATCCTAATGACTATTTTATTAGATTCGTTAACGAAAATGGTTATACAAGAGAACTTAGAGCATTGGACCCGGATAAAGGTTGTAGTACTAACACTAGTGATGACAATTTAAATGATGGTGACAATGATTTAGATGATAATTTGACTGTTGTAAACGAAGTCAATGATGTAAATGCAACAATATTATCTTTAGAAGCTAGAATAGCTGAATTAGAAAAGAAATTAAATGAAAGTGAGGGTGAATAATGATACGTCAATATGTTGATGTCCTATTCATGGACGGAGAATTAATGCTTACCGATGCCTTTAGACTATATAAAGGGGATTCGGGAATCCTTGTATCAGTTAAGGTAGAAAAGCAATATTACAGAAATAATAAACTTGTATCGGAAAACCTAATAGAACTAGGAAAGTATGGGAGAGCTATAATAAGAAAAGCTCAATCAGATTGTCCATTAGAAGACGATGGAATAGAAGATCCAGTATACTGCTCAGATATAGCTTTAATAGAAGAAGGTAGATTAGATATACTTATACCAGCAGAAGCTATAGACGAAACTAGTGAAATGGGTATATATCAAATACAAATACAATTATATGGTGGAATATCAGAAGATTTAACTAGACCTAGACTAACATTAGAACCATTTGAATTTGAAGCGTGTGACTTAATTTCAGAAGATATGGAATTAGAAGAACCAGTATTTGATGATGAATATAAAGAAGCTACTGCTGATGAATCGATGGTTGACTTAGCTATGGTAATGTCTGAAGAGGAAGATGAGGACGTCTTTGACGAAGAGGGTAATTACAATCCTACAGTATGGTCTTCAGGAATGCTTATCAGTTCTAATAAGTTAAATAAAATGGAAGGCGCTATAGGGACTATAAATAATAACACTAAAGATATTCGAGAAGGGTATGCTACAACAGAATATGTAATGAATAATTATCCTACAAAGGATTATGTTCAAACTACATATGTAGATAAAACAGATTTTGGTAGCACACTAGAAGAATTAGCTTCTAAGGAATATGTTAATGAATCTATATCAAATATAGATATTCCAGAGGTTGATTTAAGTGGATGCGCTCCTATAGACCATACTCATCCAGAGTATATAACAGAAATACCTAGTGACTATATTAATGAAGAAGAGCTAGAAGCCAGAGGGTATTTAACAGAACATCAAGATTTAAGTGGTTATGCAACTAATAACTACGTAGATGAGAAATTAGGCGATATAGAGTCTATATTAAAATCTATAAATGGGGAGGAAATATAGATGACTATTTCAAATGAACTTAATAAACTTATACAAACTAAAGAAGCTATAAGACAAAGTATAATAAATAAGGGGACTGACGTTGATACTGACGTCCCTTTTTCTCAATATGCTAGTAAAATAGATGAGATACAAACATCTCCAGTAGAATATATGCAACCTGAATTCTATGAGTTAAGAACTAAAGGTGGAACTGATTATACTGGGTTATTTGCTGAAATGAGTGGAGACTTAGATTTAAGTGGTCTAGATACTAGTACTGTAGAAAGTATGCGCTATGCATTTTATTATAATAAATGTAATTTAAATTGTTCTAATTGGGACGTTAGTAATGTAACTGATGTGTGTAATATGTTTGATCAATTTACGGGTAATATAAATATTTCTAATTTTAGCTTTGACAGTCTAAATAGAACGTACGAAATGTTTTCGTATGCAAATATCAATAATATAATCGGTATAAATGATGTAAAGTTTCCAAACGCTACTTCATTTGAGAGTATGTTTCATAAAGCCACAGGAGACTCATTAGATTTATCCAATTGGGATATTAGTAACGTAAATATTATGAAAAATATGTTTGATAATTTTGATGGTAAAATAATTGATTTATCTGGATGGAATACTATTAACGTAACTGATATGACGGGTGTTTTTAAGTTTGCTTATAGTTCAAACATGGAGGAATTAATAATTCCTGATTGGGATATGACTAATGTTAAAACAAGTTCTAACTTTTTTCCAAGTGCAAGTTATATAGCAAAACTAAGACTTATAGATTTATCTAATTCAAACGATTTAACTATAAATAAAATAATATCATATCTACCAGCTAGAACAGAAACTACTTACGGAGATGTATTGATACCGGCAGGTTCTTCTCAAGAAGTTATTGACGGTCTTATAGCTAAATATTGGAGACCTGTTGGAGTAAAACTAAAATTAGATGAGTGTACTATAGCTGCTGAATTAGATGAAGTATTATTAGGAAAATCTACTAAAATTCATATGGGTGATTACCTTCCATGGTATGCTAATAGAGAGAATAATGTAGAGTATGTAACATCTGATAATAGTATAGCAGCTATTGACGAAGAAGGAAATCTAACAGCACATGCTTTAGGAACTGTGGAAGTGTATGTTAGATTAAAAGATACTCAAGAAGTAATAAGCAATATATTAACTATTAATGTTGCTGAGACTTATACTAATCCTAATGAATTTAAATTTAGAACTAACAATAACGCAGCTCCTACAAATTATAGCATAAATGGTGTAACATTATCTTCATCTAATTGTACATTTAATGATGTTTCTAAAATATGGACACATGTTCCAACAGGTAATATAACGTTAATGAAAAATACAGGCTATTCTACTTGTAATATAAGTGAGATTATTAAAATAAATACTGAAAATATAACTAATACGGAAAAAATGTTCTATTACTGTGGTTATATAAATTCGTTAGATGCGTCTAATTTGGATGTTAGTAATGTAAAAAATATGAATAACATGTTCTGTAATTGTAGATCATTGCTTTCATTAAATGGAATTTCAGACTGGGATATTAGCGATGTAACTGATATGACTGGTATGTTCGGATACTGCGTCTTATTAGAAACATTAAATCTTTCAAAATGGAATGTTGCTAATGTGACAAATATGAACACTATGTTCACTGAATGTAGTTCTTTAGTATCTTTAGATATATCTAACTGGGATATTAGTAATGTGAAAAATACATTGTCTATGTTCAGTGGATGTAAATTATTAACTTATATTACATGTAATGTAGCCATTACTATTAATAAATTGATAAGAGAACTAGGAAGAAACGACAATGGTACTATCTACACAACATGTGATCCATCAGAATTAGATATGGAAACTATCCAATCTAAAGGTTGGACTGTAGAAAAACTAGAACCAGCTAATACTATAAAATTCCTTACTAAAGGTTCTAAACAATTAGTAGTTAACGGAGAAGATGTTACAGCTCTAGTAGAAGAAGTTCCTAGCGAAGTAATGCTATTAAGTACTGATCAACCAGTATTATGTAAATACATTCCAAATGGAGATATTACTAGTGTAAGCTTTGCTTGGAATGAGGATTTAATAGAAGTAATTCAATTAGATACTAGCAAAGTTGAAAATATGAGTAGTATGTTCTATGGATGTTCTTCATTACAAACTATACCTGATTTAGACGTTACTAATGCTAAATGGATGGATGGTATGTTTGAAGGTTGTATTAACTTAACTGGCTATGCTGATCCAGAAAAATATTGGGATAATCCTAACATAATTTCATCTACTGATTGCTTTAAAGGATGTACTTCTTTAAGTAACTATAATGAACTACCAAGTAATTGGGGTGGAATTATACTATTAGAAAGTATATCTCTAGGAGAAAATGTATCAACTACAGAAGATACTTATCAATTAGTATGTACATTTATACCAGAAGATACTACACAACGTAATATAGAATGGATGATTGATGAAAATAGCACTGTTGCAACATTAGATCAAAATGGTTTATTGACTAGAATTGGTTATGGAAGCGTATGGGTAGGATGTAGATCACTAGATGTTGCAGATGTAGTACATCATATAGAGGTAACATTCGAAGAGGTTTCTGAACCAGATGAACCAGAAATCGTTTTAGGTAATCCAAGAGAAGTAATATTCAAAACTAAAGGATCTAAAGCTTTACAAATCAATGATAGTTATGTAACAAACGAAGTAGAAGAATTATTTACTGATACTAATGGTTTAGTTGTTTGTAAATATACATCACCTGACGATATACATCAAGCTAGATTTATAGATTATTACTATGACGATAATGAAGGTATGGATGTATATACAATAAATACAGATCTTGTAGAGGTAATTCAATTAGATACTAGTTATGTAGGAAGTCCATCTTACATGTTCTACGGTTGTACTAGCTTGGAAAGTGTTGTTCCATTGAAATTTAATAATCCAATAGCGAATACTGAATTTATGTTCGCTAATACAAAAATAACATCATTGGATATGTCAGAATGGAATTTTACTGAATATGATTGGGGTTACAATGGTATGTGCATGATTAGTGGTTGTAAATCATTAACATCAATACATTGTAATAGTCCTGCAGCTCTTAATACAATTATTAATGACATTTACAATGCCCTACAAATGGGTGGAGATGTACCTTATAGTATTAGCGGTGACATCTATACTACTTGTCTTCAAAATGAACTTACAGCGAATGCTTCTAACTTAGACGATTATACTAACTGGAATATGCATTATGAAGTATTACCTATGATATTCAAAACTAGAGGAAATTCTGGTTTAACACTTAATGGTAATTATATAGCTAATGCTGATTTTGACATTGTAGAACAAGATGCAGATACAATTACTTACAAATACGTCCCAAGTGAAAATATAACATCTATAAGCTTTGCTAATAATGAAGATCTAGTTGAAATAGTTAGTCTAGATATTAGAAATGTATCAGATGCAACTGAGATGTTCATGAACTGTACATCATTAAATAGATTACCTGAACTAGACAATAGAAACGTTCAAACAATGGATCGTATGTTCCAAGGATGTTCTTCTATGACTGGTTCTGTTAACCCTGAACATTATTGGTGGAAGGGTGTTAATTCATATGTAGACTGTTTCAAAGATTGTACAATGTTATATAACTATGATGAAATACCTGCTGAATGGAAGGGCGTAGTTATTCCTATAGAGAGTATAGAAATGGAATACAAGTTCTTTGAAACTACAAAAGACCAAAGAAATGCTAATGCTATTTGTCTTCCAGATGATACTACTCAATCAGAAGTATTATGGTCATCTAGCGATGAGACTATCGCAACTGTAGAACATGGTTCAGTAAATAGAGTTGGTTATGGTACTGTAACTATTACGTGTACTTCTGCCTATAACTCTGATATAAGTGATTCTATGACAATAGTATTTAGCGAACCAGGACATTCAAATATTACACCTGTAATATATGTTACAAAAGGTAGTAAAAATATCTGTATCAATGGATGGTATACTGATGACTATCAAGATGAAATAGTTGATAGTCTTGTAGAGGAAACATTAGAAAATGGATATATTAAGTGCACTTGTACTCCTAAAGATACTATAACTGAGATTTCATTTGATAATGGATCGGATTTAATAGAAGTAATTCAATTAGATACTAGTTACGTGACTCAATTAAATGGAACATTCGACGGATGTACTTCTTTACAAGCTATACCTGATATAGATTACAGTAATATATGGAACATGTATTGTACATTCAACAACTGTTCTTCTATGACTGGTTATGCACATCCAGATAAATTCTGGAATAATCCAAATGTTACTATGTTTGAACAATGCTTCCAAGGATGTACTAGCTTAGACAACTATAATGATATACCAGATGATTGGAAACTTTCACCTTATTGTAATCAATGTGGCAATCTTTATGAAGAATGTACATGTGAATCAGAAGAATAAAAAAAATAGGATACCATTCAGGTATCCTATTTTCTATATCATTTCACGATATATTACTTCTGCATGTTCTACTACCTTCAATATCTCTTTACATACCAAATGTATTTTAAGAGTAATTGTGTCATTATAATATGCACTTTCCTCTATGTATTTTTCATATCGATTTCTTAATTCAGGTAATAATGATTTCAGTATTATATTAACATTATGGTCTAAAAACTTATAATCCAAAGGATTTAAATCAACAAATTCTTCTATACCTTTTGCAAATCTCTCTAATTGTTTGTAGAATGTTTGTCTCCATTTATTTTCTTCTAATACTGGTATTAAATTTATTTCATTTCTAATATTCATCATTATATTATCACTATATGAATCCCACGCGCCTGGAAAATCGATATCCATGTCTTGTAATATCTCTTTATAATCTACATCTTTCATATTAAAGTTACACATATCTTCTAATGATTCTGGTTTAACATCTTCACATTCGATAAGGTTAACTGTTGCTACAAAACTTTCTATAGTTTTATATCTATCTAGTACTACTGGTATTGTCATAACACTAGGTTCTCCAGTTTGGTCTATAGTTGTTACTCTTAAACATGCCACTTTCTCATTATTAGTTATATCATTAGTATTATAAATAAATCTCATTTTACTATTTCTCCTTTGTATTTTATTCTTTTCCACTGATATAATATATCCTTATAATTTTTATAAATACGGGCAGCTAAGATTAAGAACAATATTAATATACTGCAAAACACGGGAGGTGTATAATAATTGATAAATAGAGACTTAGTTCTAAAAGTTGGTTATACTTCTGCTATATTAGAATCGCCATTAAGTATTTATATATACGACAGAAATATAATGCTTAACGTAGAAGTTATTAACTATGACTTTAGATTCGGAGGAGACTTTAGCAATATCATAGGAAAGAGTGGGATAGTTAAAGCTAAAACTTATTTACGTTCACCTAAGGGGCAAATATTTACTTATCCGGATGTAGAAACTAATATTGAAAATGATAAAGTTCATATATTAATAAAAGATATTATGACTGATGAAGAATCTGAGATAGGAGAATATACAGTTCAGATACAAGTATTCGATACAGATGGTTCAACTATGCATATTCATCCATTTAAATTCTACGTACATGATTTAATAGCTAGAACTGGTAATATAGATTTCGATGCGGGAGACAATGCAGAACCATACGAATCAATAAATAACGAAAATGTGATAACTTCAGAATTCCTTAATGATTTAGAACAGAAATTATTCTATTCATATAGTGATAATCTTTATAAGAAAGACGAAATATCAGGTTATCGTACAACAAGTAAGACTACTGTAGGGGCTATTAATGAACTAAAAAAACTCTATATAGAGTTATATGATACGTTTAATAAATTAACTAGCGGGAAATTAGATATTGGTAAATATAAAGAAGAAAATAATCTCACTGTTGAAAAAGGGGATAAAGATTATAAACCTGAATTAGATGTTAATAATAAATTAACTAAGATTGAAGTGATTAATAAGCAATATAACAATATTGCATCCGGTTCTTATTATCTATATAAATGTAATACAACTCCTAGTACCGTTAATATATATGAAGCTGTAAAATGGTCTAGTAGTAATCCTGAAATAGCCAAAGTAAATAGTACTGGAAAAGTGACTGGTATTAAACCTGGTTTCGCAATAATAACAGCATATAGTGTTTATGATCCTAAAATATACGAACAATTTAGAGTTAATATAATATAATGAAAGGAGAGATTATAGCTTGATATCAAGAGATTTAGAATTAAGAATAAATAATAATTCCGCAACATTAAAAGAACCTGTCACTGTATACATGTATGACAGAGGTATACAGCTTAATATTACGATTAAAGAATATAAATTCAGAATCGGACAAAATAGTACAGAAAACTATTTAGAAGCTAATAATATCTATAAAGCTTCAGCAATTATAAAATCTCCAGATGGAAAAGTTTTTAAATATCCAACTGTAAAAACTACAGTATCCAACAATGTAGTTCATCTTCTTATTACTAAAGAATGGACTGATGAAAGTGATGAGGCTGGAAGATACTATATTCAAATACAATTATTTGACGATGACAATAGTAGAGTTTCACTTCCTCCATTTTATATAACTGTAGAGAAATTAATATTCCCTTATGATGATAAACAAGATGGAGATACTTCTGGGTATGTAGATGTTTCTGGTTTTGATTCATCAGTTATAGGACTAGAAGGTGCTACCAAAGATGAATCAGATCTTTCTAAAGGATTTTATGATAGAACTACTTGGAAAGAAAATATGCTTATAACATCTAGTGGACTTAATAAGTTAGAAACTAGACTAGACGAAATCTATTCAGGAGATGGATTTAGAGAAACTGAAATAACTTCTTATAATACTACTGCTAAAACTACAATGGGTGCTATTAATGAATTAAAAGCTTTATTAGCAACTCTACAAGGTGAAATAAATGATTTCATACTAAATAATTCAGGTATTCCTGGAACTCCAGGCGGAGGGGGTACTCCTCAAGAAGTTCCTATCGAATCTATTAATATACTTAATAATGCATTAACATTAGTTCCTGGTGGTAATCCGGTTGCATTAACTTGTACTGTATTACCTTATAATTACACTGAAGACTTAATTTGGTCAACTAGTAATGATTCTGTAGCTATTGTTGACAATACTGGTAAAGTATTTGCAGTCGGTTCTGGTACTGTTATAATCACATGTAAATCATCTGGAAATAATAGTATATACGATACAATAACTGTAACCGTAAATGCAGAGTCTACATTAGTGCCTATAACTGGTATAACTATAACATCTGTTATGGAAGATATATCAATAGGTATTCCAACTCAAATAGAATGTACTGTAGAACCTGAAGGTTATACTAGTAAATTAATATGGACTTCTAGTAATACAGATATAGCAACAGTTGATCAGTTCGGAGTTGTTACTGGCAAAGCTCCTGGAGACGTTGTAATCATATGTAGATCTTCTACTAATAGCGATATAAAAGCTGAATTAAGTGTTACGATAGCAGAACCATATACTCCTCTACAAAAAATAACATTAAATCCTGCGTCATTTGAAGTTAACCGTGGCGAAAAATATAGAGTTGCATACGCATTAACTCCTTCTAACACTACTGAAAAGAGTGTTTATTGGTATTCTGAAGATCAAAGTATTGCATCAGTGGACCAAAATGGTATAGTTACTGGTGTTGGACCTGGCGAGACTACTATAAGATGTGTTTCTACTATAAATAGTGAACTATATGGTAGCACTACAGTAACATCTATTGTAAAAATAGAAGACCTTGATATAGTATCAGAATCAAATACTATAGAAAAAGGAAAAACTCTGCAATTAGGAGTGGAATATATTCCTGCTGATACTAACCAAAGAAATATAAGATGGATATCTAGTGATGATACTATTGCTACTGTAGACGAAAATGGTTTAGTAACTGCTCATACAGCAGGTAACGTTTCAATAACTTGTACATCCGAACATGATGAAAATATACATGACGAATTTAACTTAGACGTTATTATTCATATAAGCTCTATTGAGTTTGATAAAACAAGCTTGGTGATAAATAAAGGTGAAACCGCTACAATAAATTATACTTTATATCCAGAAGATGTAACAGAAAAAGATGTATATTGGACATCTAGTGACGAAAGTATAGCAACAGTAGACGAAAATGGTTTAGTAACTACTTTAAAAGGTGGATTTGTAAAAATAAGATGTGCATCAGTTCATGATAATAGTGTATATAATGAATGTGAAATTGAATCATTTGTATCGCTAGAAAATTTAATTATAACTTGTGATGAAGGGGATTCTGGTTTATTATTAGACAGAGATTCAAATTTACAATTAAAATTAACATATATTCCTGAAGACACTACAGAGAGAGATATTGAGTGGATATCTTCTAACGAAGAGATAGTTACTGTGGACAAAAATGGTTTAGTGACATCTAAAGCTAAAGGAGACGTTATTATATCATGTAAATCTACTATAAAACCTGAAATAGAAGCGACATTTAATATTTCGGTCATGGTATTTATAAAAGAAATCAATTTATCTTCATCCATGTTAAAAATTGATAGAGGAGCTTCTCAAACAATAACTGCTGAATTAGTTCCATCAGATACGTTTCAAACAGAAGTTGTATGGGAAGTTATTGATAAAGACACTGGTCTTGTCGAAATAACAGATAATTCACTTGAATGTTTGATTAATGCTGTAGAAAAAGGTAATGTGACTGTAAGATGTAAATCAGTACTTAGACCAGAAATTTATAAAGATTGTGAAGTTAAAGTTATAGTAATTCCTAAAGAAATTATATTTGAATTAAATGAATTAGAATCTTCCAAAGGTCATTTACATCCAAATGAAACTTTTGTTATACAATATTCATTTATACCAGAAGATGCTACTGAGACGGATGTAATTTGGTCTTCAAGTAACGATAACCTAATAAAAGTCGACAATGGTGTTGTTACTGCAGTTGGAAATGTTACTGGAAGCACTACAATAACTTGTACTTCAGTAATTAATTCTCTAGTTACTAAATCATGCAACGTAGAACTTAAATTACCTATAGAAGAAATTATTTTATCTGATAGTTCTTTAGTATTAGATAGAACTGATTCTCAAGTAATAACAGCAGCATTATCACCTATAGATACATGTCAAGACGACGTAATTTGGGAAATTGTTGGTGAAGGAAATAAATATATAGAAATAGAACCTGACGGGTTAAATTGTTCTATTAGAGCTAATGCAATTGGAAACGCTATAGTAAGATGTAAGTCTAAATTTAATGAAAGTATTTATGCTGAATGTTCTGTTGAGGTTATAGTATTACCTGCAAATATAATTCTTGCTACAACAGATGAACCATTCTATGTAACTCAAACAAGACAAATACGTCATACTTTTATACCATCAGATTCTACGGTAAGAGATGTAGTTTGGTCTTCAAGTAATAGCAGTATCGCAACAGTTGATGAAAATGGATTAGTAACAGCTGTAGGTAAAGGTGAAGTAACTATAACTTGTACATCTGTTGAAAATATTTTAAATAAACCTAGAGCTGTAGCAAGCCATAGTTATATTATAAATATAGGTTCTGTAGAAATTACGAATAGTTTACCTGAAAGAGTCGATAAAGGACAACAAATTACTTTAATAGCTAAGACTTTCCCTACAGACAATATACCAGTAATCTGGTCTTCAAGCAATAACAGTATTGCAACAGTTGATGAAAATGGTATTGTGACAGTTATAGGAAATTCTGGTGAATTTAATATAGTTTGTACTATACAAGGCGACGACGAGTGTTTTGATATAAGTAATACATGTACTATAAATGTATACCCAACCGGTATATCTATAATTACTGATGTTGAAAGTGCCATGTATTACGAAAATCATTTTAATACAATTAAATTAGATTATATGCTCATTCCTGAAAATTGTAATGTTGAAATTGATAATACAATAGAATTCTCATGCACGGATGATAATGTTATTATAGATGAAAGTAATGTATTTAAATTTTCTAAAATTAATGAATCAGGATTTACAATAAATGCTAGATTAGGTGAATTTACAAGTAGTTTAAATATTGAATGTAAAGAATGCGATATAGTAATTGAAACTACTAATAACCAAGCAGATTTTACATTCAAAGTAAATAATAAAAATTATTATGCTACTGATAGTCACTATTTAGGGGATAATATTTATGGATATATCAATAGTGATATAGAATCAATTAATTTTAGTGTAAGTTCGCAGTACCACTTAAAACGTGTTTTAAAATTAAACACTGGTAATGTAACTGATATGAGTTATATGTTTAAAAATTGTACTAAATTAGAATCCATACCTCAATTAGATACTAGTAATGTAACTAATATGAAAGGGATGTTTACTAAATGCGCTTCATTAACGACTATACCTCAATTAGATACTAGTAATGTAACTAATATGAAAGGGATGTTTACTGAATGCGCTTCATTAACGACTATACCTCAATTAGATACTAGCAATGTAACTGATATGAGTTATATGTTTAAAACTTGTAGACGTTTGGAGGACATTCCAGAATTATTAAACACTGGTAGTGTGGTTAATATGAGTTGGATGTTTTCTGAATGCATTAGTCTATCAGTTATACCTCAATTTGATACTAGTAATGTAACTAATATGAGTTATATGTTTGATTGTTGTAATAACGTAGAATCTATACCTCAATTAGATACTAGTAATGTAACTGATATGAAAGGAATGTTTAATAAATGTTCTTTTTTAAGAACTATTCCAGAATTAAACACTGGTAATGTAACTGATATGAGTTATATGTTTACTGAATGTGTATGGATGAGTGGTTCAGCAGATCCAGATAAATATTGGAACAATCCTAGTGTAACAGTATATACAGGATGTTTTAATGGATGTATTCGACTATCTAACTACAGAGACATACCAAGCGAATGGGTGAATTTGGTAGTATAGTCTATTAAATTTTATTTATAACAAATCGAATAAAAATGAAATAAGAGGTGATATAATTAATGATACTTAAAAACATTAATGTTAAAATAAATAATAACTCAACATCTTTAGCACAACAATCAATAATCTTATATAACGGAGACTCCGGTCTCCTTCTTACTATAAAATTAGAAGGTTTTAAATTCAAACTTTCGTCTATAGGCAAAGTAGATGCGTCTATAGTAAATATGTCTAATGCTAAATTAACTACTATAACTGATCTAACTCTTAAAGATGGCAATATATTACTACCTTTAAATGAGGAAGGTTTATTATTAAATGAGGAAGGTACTCATAAGGTTCAATTACATATATACGACCCTGAACTTAATAGGATATCAACTCCAACGTTTGATATTATATGTAAAAACCCAATATACTTAGAATAGGGGGGGATATAAATAATGGATGATAATAAAATTCAAGAATTGTTATTACAGCTAATCTCAGATATGAGCTATGTCAAAGCTAAATTAGACAATATAGAAGAACAAAAATTGTCATCACGTATTGATCATCTTGAAGCACAGAATTCCAATCATGAAAAATCAATAAGATCATTAGAAACAAGAAATAGTGAATTAGAAAAATTTGTAAGAAGCAACATGGTTGATGCTAAGAGACAACAAACATCAGTATTTATTTCTATAGGTTTAGCTATATTCTCTGCTGTATTAAGCTTCGTAATGAATGCATTATAAAAGAATAACGATTACTACTAATTGTAGTAATCGTTATTTTTATTTTTTATATTTTTCTTGAATTCTGATAGTTTTCTCAACATTCTCTCTTCTTCTGTCTATATCTATATAATCATCACCAATTTCTAATTCTCTTTCTCTTATCTGTATCAGTTCAGTCTTTACATTAACCCATTCATCGATTTCCATTAATCCTAATTTTAACATGTCTCTAGTTTTTTTATCATGCTTAGGTACTTGTGTTAATAAACGTTGATATTTTCTTTTACTTTGTTTATAACTTGCTACTTGTCTATATAATAATTCTAATAATTCATCGCCCATAATATTACCTCCTAAATTTTTTAATTTGATTTTACTTCCATATCATTAATTCTTTTCTATCTTAATTCTAAATGTTCTATTCCGATAAGCCGAATAAGATGCTTCATTTATAACCCATATTCCAAACCATATCCACCCATTTATTGGGTAAACTGTATCGAATACTTCCATAAATGGTAAATTACATACATCAAAAAACCAAAATATAAGCATTAACATATTAACTGTTTCAAACATATAACACTCTCCTATAATAAGTTTTCAAAATTTATTAACATTCCAACTCTTGATTTTTCTATTTCTCTAAATTCATCATCAAAGCAGATTTC